AGAGGCAAATAAAGCCTCATATAATTCAATAGATGAACGTGCTCGATGGGGCGACGGCCAGATGGTCGCCGAGATTCCTTTTCCCATCATTGAAGATCTAAACCGACAAGGTATCCTACGGGGGTTTGCGGTACTGGATCAAAAACGCATGAAGGCTTGGCTAAACAATCCCGATAATCGGTTCTTCCGAACCCGACCGGGCAAAGTATGAGGAGAAAACATGAGCAAGAAAAAATGGCATAAGGTCGCCATTTGTATTCCCACACGCGGGGAAATGGAAGTTGGCACAGCGTTTGACCTGGCGTTGATGTGCGGATACGACTCACGCTTTCGCAGTAAAGGTCAGCAAGCCTTATACACCGTTGCAGGAACCCTGATCTTTGATCAGCGGGAGAAGTTAGCAGACACGGCATTAAATGAAGGTGCGGATTATATCCTTTGGGTAGATGCAGATATGCGATTCCCAAAGAATACAATCGAATACCTTATATCGTTGGACAAGGACATTGTTGGGGCCAACGCGACTACGCGAGTCCCGCCGATCCACGGCACAGCAAAGAACGCCTGGATCAACAAGACCGAGAAAACGATTAACTGGCAGAAGATCAGTTCTAAAGACAAAAAAGGACTGGAACGTGTTACAGCGATTGGTTGCGGGGTGATGTTGGTAAAGCGGGAAGTGTTTGAGAACACACCGCGTCCGTGGTTCTGGTTTGAGCAAATCCCCGGTGGCAAGTTACTGGGCGAGGATGTGTATTTCTGCGTGAAAGCGCAGGATGCGGGATACAAGACTTATTTAGACCACAACCTGTCCAACGCAATTGGGCACGTTGGGTCATATACCTACTCATGGAACGATTACAATGGCCCTAGCGAATTTCAGCGACCTTCAGACGAGCGTAGCGAACTACCTCGGACGGAGTGACCTTACCAGCCAGATTCCCGATTTCATCTCCCTAGCGGAGTTGCGCCTATCCCGCGACATTCGTACCCGCCGGATGCTGAAAACCTCCACGGCCACGATGACCGTGGGTGACCCGACCGTAGGACTGCCCAGCGACTTTCTCGCCATCCGTGATGTGTATATCCAAGGATTGCCCCGCACCGTGGTGTCGTATCTCTCGCCCAGTGCGTTTTCCAGCAATGCCCGTGCTGACCAAGCCGGACTGCCCGTGTTCTACACCCTACGGGCCAACGAATTAGAGTTTGCCCCTTACCCGGACAGTGCTTACGTGGTGCAGATGTTGTATTACTTCAAGCCCACTGCGTTGTCGGTGTCCAACACCAGCAATGAGTTTATGGCGAACTACCCGGATGCGCTGCTTTACGCATCGTTGTTGGAAGCCGAACCGTATTTGATGAATGACCAGCGGGCAATTACATGGTCAAGTTTGTATAACCAAGCAGTTGCCCGCATCAATACCTCGGACGAGGAATCCGAGTTTTCTGGTGTTCCCTTAGTTATGACTGTTACTACGAGGTAAAACATGGCTGAATTTAGCAACTATCTGGAAAACAAGGTTCTTGACCACGTTCTCCGCAACACTTCTTACACCTCCCCGACCACGGTGTACGTTGGACTGTTTACGTCCGACCCCACCGACGCTGGTTCTGGCACGGAAGTCTCGGGTGGCTCCTATGCCCGCCAAGTCTTGTCCGTGACCACGGCTTCGGGTGGTATTGTCACGTCCTCTGCGGATGTCACGTTCCCGCAAGCCACGGCATCGTGGGGCACGATTTCGCACATCGGTGTTCTGGACGCGCTGACCTCGGGGAACCTGCTCATGCACACCCCGTTGACGACGGCCAAGACAATTGACAACGGCGACATCCTCAAAATCACTTCGGGTAATTTGACCGTCACGTTGGACTAAATGGCATTACTGACGCTTGAAGAATTAGACCGCTTCGGGAGTCTGGATGATTTACCGTTCTCGCTAGACGCGAACTGGATGGACTGCGGGATTCAAGGCCCGTACAGTCTGGAGATGTTGGACTATTTCAGTTCCATAATCGACACCCTAGCCTTCTCGCTGGATGACCCCATTTGGGAGTCTGCGGACACGGAAATTTGCTTGGTCTATCAGCCCCAAGTCATCACCGGGACTGGCACGGTCAACGCCACGGCAGAGTTCTTTAAGAGTGCCCAAGCCCTCATCACGGCCAATGGGCAAGTGGTGGCCGTAGGATTGCGCCAGCGCACGATTGAGGGTGCGATTAACAGTACGGGAACGGTAACGGCAAACGGTACGGCAAATCGTTTGGTTGCCGCCATCATCACCGCCACGGGCGACATGACGGGCGCGGCGCAACGCACACGCAATATCGCCGGTGATATTACGGCCAATGGCTCCGTCACGGCCTCCGGTAACACCGTAAAAACGGCCTCTGCCAGCCTCTCGGCAGTCGGTTCGGTGTCTGCCCTTGCCACACGGATACAAGACGCTCTAGCGGCCATAAACGCCTCTGGTGACCTAGTATCGGATGCGGTACGGTTGCGGGTGGTGGACGGTGCAATCACCGCTGAAGGGTTCTTATCCGCTGCTCTGGGATTTGAACTCACTGCAGAGGCAAATATTACCGCCACCGGCACATTGGATGCGTTGGCGGGCATTGTTTACAACGTCGCAGGACAGGTTGCCAGCAACGGTTATGTGACCTGTGCAATTTACAAGTATGGCGAGGAATGGGTACTGGTTCCTGACCAATCGGATGTTTGGACGCAAGCGACCACGCAAAGCGACATTTGGACGCAAGCCAGTGCCAGTTCCGACACGTGGACACCCGTTACCGCCCAAAATGATGTTTGGACACAACAATCTTCTGGAAGCAATACATGGCAACGACTCGCGTAACCTTTGGAGAGTGGCTCCCTGACCAGCCCGGAGTTATCGGTGCGCTGACCACGGCCAAAAACTGCTATCCCAAGGCCGTTGGCTACGGGCCGTTTCCGCAGGAAGTGGATTACTCTGATGCTGCTCCGCAAAACCTGACGGCTGCTGCCGCTGCTAAAGACACGAATAGCATCACCAGTATTTACGCTGCCGGAACCACGCGGTTATTCAAGTTGGACACCTCGGACTTCACGTGGGATGACATTTCTGCGGTCACGTACAGTGGGGACACCGGCTGGAAATTTACCCAGTTTGGCAACTCCCTGATTGCGGCCAATGAGTCCAACACCATGCAACACATTGATGTGATGTCGGGGACAACCTTTGCCAACTTGGCAGCAGATGCCCCGAAAGCCAAGTACGTCACCGTGGTGCGGGACTTTGTGGTGTCGGGATACCAGAGTTCCTACAAGAACCGCGTGCAATGGTCGGGCATCAACAATGAGAAAACGTGGACAACATCGGCCACTACCCAAGCCGACTTTCAGGACGTTCCTGATGGCGGGTTTGTGCAGGGCATCACCGGGGGCGAGTTTGGACTTGTCCTCATGGAACGCAGTATTTATCGGATGTCCTACGTTGGGACGCCCCTGATATTCCAGTTTGACAACATTGCCCGCAATCGTGGGTGCTTTGAACCCAATTCGGTCATCCAATGGCAAGGTATTACGTACTTCCTTGGGGATGACGGATTCTATGCGTGCGACGGCCAAAACCTGAAAAATATCGGTGCGGAGAAGGTCAACCGTTACTTCTTTAATACGTTAAAAGAAGCGGACATTGGCAACATGAGTGCGGCCATTGACCCCATCAATAACTTGGTGGTTTGGGGCTACCCCACCACGGATACCACGTACCGTGCGCTGATTTACCACGTTCCCACGGGAAGATGGTCGTATTCGGACTCCACGGCCACCCGCGTTGCCCCGGTGTCTACCCCATCGATTACCTTGGAAGGACTGGATGCGTTTAGTGCCAGTCTGGACGCCTTGGGGATTCCGTTGGACAGCCGGACGTGGTTGGGCGGGAAACTCCTGTTGCTGGGGATTGATGGGTCAAAACTCATCACGTTTACCGGAACTCCCAAAACGGCCACGATTGAAACCGCCGACATCGAAACTAATACGAATCAGTCCATGATTACGATGGTCAAGCCCATTGTGGACGACGGCACGGGAAGTGCTGCGGTGGCTTCGCGGTTGCAGTTGAACCAGCAGGTGTCGTTCCCGACCGTTACCGCTGCCAATAGCGAAAACCGCATTGGAGTGCGGTCTTACGGACGCTACCATCGGGTGAAATTAGAACCCAGCGGCAACTGGAC